GAGAGGCCGGGCATAATACTGCGTCCGTCTGAAAAACCAGAATATTCTCTGCTTTCACCTGGTCCCAGAAGTCTAGGCTTTTGAAGGTCATATTGTAGTCATCCGCGGTGAAATTATCCTTATCTAATGCGATTAAAAAGACCTTGCGACCAGTGATTGACGCAGTAGCCTTTTCAGCATGCGCTTGATGACTTTTACCATGGAACACATACATATCCCACGATTTACACATATTCTTATCAAAGTTTTCACAGACATATTTCAACATCTTATGCGCCCTTGGTTCAACAATAACCATGGCTCGTTGCCCATCAACCATTTGAAATATGTGTAGGTATACAATCATTATGATTAGCGTAATAACGCCAATTATAAGAATTGTCTTGGTACTAACCATTCTACTTATTGCGCCCATAATCCTTCCATAACCTTCTGGTATTGGGAATAAGAGCGTGATCCACCAATATTAGTATTCACTGGTATTTCACTATTATCTTGTGTAGGATTCAATCGTGAAGCTTTGTCCTGTAATGACTTCAAAATAGCCTGTTCTTCAGCTGTAAGGCCGATCGATTCCTTAGCGTCTTTTGTCTTACATGTACCCATGCCACCTTTTCCAAAAATACAGAGACTACTATTTTCATTAAACAGATAGCCTACACACAGAATTACAATCAAGGCCAGCCAGGCTGCTGTAATAATATTACGTGTTGCTAAGAAAAATATGACGAATATAATAAATCTGCGAAACCATGGTTGATTTAAGAATTTCTCTTGTTCCTTTGTTATCTCTAATGGAAGAAAGCGACCTCCTAAGTTAATGAAAAACATAGCAGCAGCCAGTGCATATGGTGATGTTGCTATCTTTGTTAATGATGCCTCAAATGGACCACTTGGTGGTAGCATAGTTGGCGGGGGTCCTCCGAAACTCATCTACCATTACGTATTAAATTGGTTTATCCAATTTGTATCATATTCACAATATACATTACTGTCGCAATAGCTGTCATTAAGCCTACATTTGGACACCATTCTGCTCCAAGCCATATAACAAACAAGAGTGCTATACGCCAAATAGGAGATTCCCAGAGTGCCACCATCGTAGAAGGGTAGGGTGTCCGGAGAGAAAAACCTTCAAACACATTCCATGCCATTAAACTCATTGTTATTATTAATCTTAAACCAGTGTCTACTATACCCTGGTAATCCATCTTACTTTATAGCAAGTTTCTATTTGTGAGAAGAAGAAGAACTCTCAACTGATAAACTACTTATTGAAGGTGAAGAGTAAGTAGGCATAGAGGGTTCAATTCCTTTTGTTATATTACTGTCTTGTACAGCTGAAGTAATAATACGATCTGATGATATTGCAACGGGTCTCTCTCCCAACATTCTCTCAATAAACCACCTGTGAGGGTTTGAAATAATCTTAGTATTTTTATCATTTACATCGTCTAACGAATCGGAAAATCCCTCTGACGAGTCCTGCTTTTGAAGTCTAGCGAAAAGAATGAGTGAAACAACGGCAGCTAGAAGTCCAGTAGGCCAATCAAGAAATATGGCAAATAGAAGAGGTAATACAAAGAATAAGAATGAGCCAAATATATTATCAAGAAATTCAAGTGATTTCCGGGGTGCTATTTCAGCAAAGGCTCCTGCGACAAGTAGACCAGCGACTGATAAGATAGTACCAGGCATTTGGAGTACTTGATATGAATTAGCCAGCCATGCTGCCATACTCACGTCCATTTCTTCCATAATGAGATTGGGTGAAGATTTAGGCGAAGCATTAGGGGAACCTTTAGGAGATCCAGAGGGCATTCTATCTGAGATGAATAAATACTCAAACAAAAGACATTTACCGAAGTTAGATGGAGTTTGCATCTCTTCAAGATGCCTTTCCACAGGAAGCCTTTTCACAAGATGAAAAATCAAAGGAACGAAAGCGCTCTAAGAAAAAGGAGGGGTTTCAAGCATACGAACTACCTCCCACTGATCCAGATCGCCCGGCAGTTAAACGTATGCTTGAAATACCACCCATAAATCTAAAAGAGGCATTCACAGATCAAGATAAGATAGAAAATCAGTACTTAAATCAATCAAGCCAATTCGCAAAGAAGATGAGTGTGAATAATTCCCTTCCACCCCCTCGGTCCACAATAAAGCTAGAGAGGGCTTCTGAAGTACCTAGCTTCTTTGGAGCAGAGGCATTTTCAAATCCTGGAGAGGATACTATGGGTGTTTTCAATAGCCACGTAGATAACCCAAATGGCTATATGTTAGATGCAGATTTTACTAAGTCATTTGACCAGCCTGGTTTTGGGAAATCATCAGGGGCCCCTGTACCAACACCCGAACTCCGGCAACGCTGGAAGCCCCTCTCTGAAGACCGAATAGACACTTCATTCACTGACACTGGAAAGGGGTCTCAATTCCATGGCCTATCAACAGATGACGTAAATGCGATGCGTTCAAAGATTGATCAACTCATGGCACGATTAGATGATCTAGAAAACAGATCGGAAGGTGCAAACCCCCAGCTTGAGATGCTTTCCTTCATCATGACTGGTCTTTTCTTAATGTTTGTTCTTGATGTCACAGTGCGTAAAATTAGATAATAGATTGCTGCGCAATCTATGACCAAAAATATGTATTTATAAGTCATATCTATCGTAGATAGCTATATGAGAAAATTATGGACAGATGGATGGAATTCCTTCTGGCATTTTACCTTTGGTGCCTTAACATTTAAGATACCCGTAATTCTTTTCATCTTTCTAGTGTATCAACTGTTTGCAAATGATGGTGTCTATGAGAAAAATGTTGCGACCGATATTCTGGAATTCTTCATAGGTCTAATAAGTATGATAGCTAGTTCATACACATTAAACTATTTACCACATGAAGTTTTCACTGAAATCATACCAGACATAGTAGCTATTATGTAAGCGAATCTATAAGTGAAACTAAATAGACCTTACGAGTTGGTCTAAATAGACCTTATAAACTCCCACTGTAAATCCTTACAGATTTTTTCCCAGATCTTATCCTGCGCATAGAGTTTGTCTCTGTTTTTTAATAAAGGGAAGCAATGAAGAAAATCATCCAATTCCAGGAGTTCGCACAACTTGTACAATACATAAGAATAAGACAAAAAATTGGATCGCTCAGCAGGACAATGTTTCTGAAAGGATGGCTGGATTTCCTTGAAAAGGTATCGTAATTTCTCCTCTGTCTCGCGATCCATTACAGGAGCAGTGTGGCCATTTAATCTACTCAAAATATGAGGGACGTGTTCGTAATAAGAATTATACTTGAGTTTCTTCAAAATCTCACGTATTTTACTGCGATTCAAAGAGGACGGTTGAATACGCTCTTTCTTAATTTGACCCTGGATATTGTCAAAAACTTCCTCAGGAATCTCAGTACTCTCCTTTGCCTGGAATTGTGCCAGCCACTCATTAAAGTGATTAATACGTTTATAGGCATAATAAGAAATTTCTCTCGGTGGATCCTTATATGATGGCTTATCTGAGTCCATCAAGATAAGCTTGTGGAATCCACAGTGAGGACAAGAAATTGTCGCATCATTTACAGATATCTTCATATCTTCACCACATGCATCGCATGTAAATGATGTATCGTTCAAGGAGTGCATGGAAGGTCTATTATAATGAGGATCCATTCTCTGAAGATATTGGTCTAGAAGAGCATCACGACGCAATGTGTCCCCTTGTTCTCTTACATAGATATTCGAAGGCATCTTTGTACCACTGATATCCTGTTTTGACGCATTCTCAAGAGCCTCAAATACACTTCCAGGCCTTGCTCTGTCTCCCACCGATATAATATTATCTGCGCCACGATTGATTCTATCCTGGATATCATAATATTGAAAGAGAAGATCGCCCGCTTGTAAATAATAGTCAAATACAGCTCCCTTATCATCAACTGATTCCAACTTGTTTTTTACCTCCTTTACCTCCTGTTCAATACGATACCTTTCAATATCATTCTGTTCACACTTATAATTCATTACCAATTGAGAATGTTTCTCTTTTAGTATAGTAACCTCGTCATCATTATCTTTAACCTTAGATAAATAATGCTGATGTACAGTGTCTAGAGTTGTCCTGGATTCTGGATTAGACCGCTTTGAGGGCCTTATCTTGAAGAAGGGATCGCTCATTTACTAAGGATTTCCTATAGGGTTTCTTTAGCCCTAGGGGTAAATTTGTAGGGGTGCGCTTCTTATTAGTAATTATGAGTTGCTCCGAGCAACAAGGGTGCTTTAGCAACTGTAAACACAGGATACAAATATGAAATATGGGTATATAATGATAAGAAGATGAAGGTAGAGACTAAGATATATCAATAGTTATGGCTTGAAATATTCAGACTAGTCTAAAATTATCTCCCGGCTGATTTTGGAAGTTTCGGCGGAATTTTGCAAAATCTCAGAATTTTTTTCTCTGGTGTAGGTATAATCAAATGACAGGTGGTGGCCTTATGCAGCTCGTCGCCTATGGCGCACAAGACGTATATCTAACTGGAAATCCCCAGATTACCTTTTTTAAGGTAGTCTACAGGAGACACACCAACTTCGCGATGGAGTCCATTGAGAACCCCTTCAACGGTTCTCCTGGCTTCGGTCGCAAGGTAACATGCACGATCCAGCGCAATGGCGACTTGATCTACCGCATCTACCTACAGGCCACTCTACCCAAGGTGACCCTTCTATCCGCCGACGGCTCTGGTGCCCAGTTCCGCTGGCTCAACTGGGTTGGACACAACCTAGTTAAGAACGTTGAGCTAGAAATCGGTGGTCAGCGCATTGACAAGCACTATGGTGACTGGCTCCAGATCTGGAATGAGCTAACCCAGGAGGCCGGTAAGCAAGCCGGTTACGCCAAGATGGTTGGTAACGTTCCCCAGCTAGTCAACCTCCTAGTCCAGGGTGGTGAGGACTGCGACAACGACTGCTCTGGTGGTGAGCCCAACTCTTCCAACGAGTACCTAATGTGCTCCCCTGAGTACACTCTCTACATTCCTCTACAGTTCTGGTTCAACCGCAACCCTGGTCTAGCTCTACCTCTAATTGCCCTCCAGTACCACGAGGTCCGCATCAACCTAGAGTTCAACGACCTCCGCAACCTATGCTTTGACCAGTCCCCTGCTCTCTCCAACGTCCACACCATCCGTGACCGTGTCGCCGCCGCTGGTCTAGTCGCCGCCTCTCTCTACGTAGACTACATCTACCTAGACACTGACGAGCGTCGCAAGTTCGCCCAAGTCTCCCACGAGTACCTAATTGAGACCCTACAGTTCACTGGTGGTGAGTCTATCACCTCCTCCTCCAACAAGCTCAAGCTAAACTTCAACCACCCCTGTAAGGAGCTAATCTGGGTTGTCCAGCGTGATTCCTTCGTGTCTTGCGATGACAACGTCATTGCGCCCTGGAAGGGCCAGCAGCCCTTCAACTACTCTGACTGGTGGGACCGCGCCGTCCTCGAGTCTGGTTACTCCGTAACTCGCGTTGAGGGTCTAGCCGGCAACAACCCCACGGTCACTGCGCTACTACAGCTCAACGGCCACGACCGCTTCCAGGTTCGCGAGGGACGCTATTT